ATTTTTTAGTTAAAGTATAATCAGCGTATTCAGGAACTTGAAAAGTTAATAATCCTTCACCATTTTTAAAATTTGATTTAAGTAACTCTTCAAAACTTCCATAATAATCAAGGTTTGTGTGATAACCAATATTATTCAATAAATAAGATTCGATAACATTTTCAAATACATTTGGTTTAACTTCAATTTTAAATCGATATCTCTCACCGTATTTGTATTCCTCTTTATTTTCCCAAACAAAAAAATCATTCAACTCATTAACAATATTTTTATATAATTCACTTTCAACCGCCGATTGGTAAGCGTTATTTTGAACACTATATAAATCAGCTTTAATATCTTCTAGACCATCCCCAAATAACCAAATCATTGTATCTTCATCTTTTATAACATTATCAATATTTAAACTGTTAATCATTATATATTCTTTATGTCCTTGTTTTTCAGATTCTTCTTCCATCCAATTGGAGCTGGAACTATCTAATTCTATTTGTACCCCATCCAACTTTTTTAAAATAATATTTTTTAAATGATTTAAATTATCGGAGTTTAATACTTCAACAACATCACGATAAACATTGTCTGTTGTATCATAAAAATCATAACCATTATCTCCCTCACCAAATATGTTTTTAACTATTGTATCATAGTTATACGAACGCGATTTACTAAAAAATTCAGACAAATCGGATAAACTTTGAAAATCACACATTATTTTGCCATTTTCAATAGTTATATCACTTAAATATCTACGAATTATTTCATTTATTATTTCTTCTCTATTAGATGTTTGTAGCATATAATGTAATAATTCATTTTGTTCTTCTTCTAAGTCATGTGAAAAAGGGTCAATCATTTCAATTAACCCAGTTTTTTTTACTATATTTAAAAAATTTTCTATTGTACCAAAATGTTGTTCAAGAGATTCTCCCCATTCACCGTCATTAAACATTTGAACAACTTTTTTAAATTTTTCACTCATATCTTTTTAATAATTAAAAAAATTATTCGTTTTTAATTTTATTTTGTAATACTTTTACAAATTCATTTTGAATCATCTTAACAAATTTTATATATGGAGAATCTTCAGAATCTGGATTATATTTATATTTTCCTTTTGGTGGTCGTGTATTTCTACCCATAAAATTTAATCCTGAGATATTTGTAATACATTTATGTCCACCACTGTTAGCCTGAATTAAATCCCAAGCATTAATTGTTATATTATCTAAAATTTCTTTTTCTTCTTCCGATAAAACAGAAAAAGGCTTTATCATTATTTCACCAATTTTAGTTAATTCTTCTTTTCCATTATTAATACTTTTATATTTATTACCATATAAAGCCGCAAAATCTTTAAAAGTAAACCCAACGGACATTTCTCCAAAATCTTTTGAACTTTCAGATATCCATTTAATTGTAGATAAAGGAATTTCTTTTTGTTTAAGTTGCCCTTCCCATTTACTTAAAACTTCTTGAGCTATTTCACCAAGATTAACACCTTTTAACTCTCTTTCTTTTTTAAATGGGTTACAAGACGCTTGTACTAATCCTAATGGCCAAGCAATTACAATAAAGTCCGCCTCAGGATTGTTTTTAAATGGTGTGTATCTGTCGTAAGAACCTGGAGATGTCATTTTTCCCCCGCCATATTGAACAATAATATTATCAGTAACTTTAACATTTGAATGAGATTTCATTTGATTAACATACTCTTCTTTATTTTTTTGTAACTGTTCAACATTAACATACCCCTTTTCAATCATTATTTTTTTTATGTTTTGAAGAATATTCATTAATGACGGAGTTGATTTCATTACAAGTTCTTCTAAAAAACCCGGTTTGTTTTTAAAAGCTAATAATAATTTATTGGCAACTAAACCCATTGCAATTTTATTCTTTTGTAAATCTTTTTCTTTATCTAATTTAAATAAATAATTAATAACAGTATCAACCGATATTTCATTTGTTGCATAATTTGCAGAATCAATTGTTGAAATTAAAAATATGTCTTCATTTGTAAACAAATCTTTAGGTGAAACTATTTGTGAAATTGTTTCTGCGTTTGAACGAGCACTTTTAAATGAGGTTGTGTCAGTATTTTCAGCCCCGGCTTGTCTATCATGGTGGTCAGTATGTATCACAAACATTGGCTTTCCGTGAGCAAAATCAACTAAGACAGGCATAATCTCTCCAAAAGCATCTGATTTTTTAATTGCAAATTCTTTATCACCATATTGAATAATTTCAGAATCTACTACTTGAATACCATTATTATTAAGATATTGTTTCATAGCTACAGCCGTAGTTACACCATCTAAATCTTGATGAAAATAAATTTTTGCTTTATTATATCTTTTAGCAAGAGCATTTATACCTTTTAAACCACTTTCTTTAATTAATTTTTTCATTTACGTATATTATTTTTAAAGGTCTTTTTCATAAATATATAAAAAAGAAAAAAGAGGTCCTAAAACCTCTTTTTTTAATTTATTACATAAACTTTTTTTGTCTACCTATTGTAATATTCTCCTTGGCAAGTCATTTTTTTATTTTATATGACCAATTCTTTTTTTTCTTTTTTGGTTTCAAACTATGAGTTAAAAAAACAACATTCTGTTCGTTTGCATAAAGGCCTAAAATATTAAATTCGTAAAATTCTTCTGCTTCCTCATAAGTCATTTTATCTTTAATTAAAGTATCAATAATTAAAGATTTGGAATATAAAATTCTTGGTCCATTCCCAAATTCTTCAATTATACCTATTATTGAGTTTTCAAACCCATCTAACAAAACCGCACCTTCTGCGTATTCATTCAAATCTATTTTCATTTTCTAAATTTTTAATTTTTCGTTCTAAATAAAATAAAGCTTTTTTTAAATCTTCCAATTTTTTTGTTGGGTCTTTTTTACCCGCTCTTGAAATATATTTAATGGTATTACCCAATAAAAAATCTAATTCCCAATTATCAATAACTTTAATTGTTTCATAAACATTTTCTTTACCCCCATAATGAATAGGGTTGTTAATCATTTCATCACCCATTTAAATTTTTATTTAAAAGTTTAATACTACTTATATCGACTACAAACCTAAATTTTACTGTTGATATCCCGTCATCTTCATATGATTTTTTAATTTTAAAATTAGAACCTTTAACATCAAAAGTATATCCATTTGCCGTTGCACCTATTGGGTCTAAATAATCTATTCTCACACCTACAATTCTATAAAAATCCCCAGGATTAAAAGTATAAGTACTAGTTTGCCAAATTTTGGTTTCAAAAATAATATCTTCACCTTGATTATATATTTTAAAATTTCTAAAAATAAAATCTGGAATATCAATTCCAGTAAATTGAATAATAAATCTATTTTTTTTTAAGGGTTCTATTGATTTAAAATTTTCAAACCCATTTTTTTGTGTTGCCATATTTTATATTTAATTAATTTATTTAACGTTTGATGTTGAATCAGTATGAGACCCTTCAACATGATAATCCTCATCATCTTTGTATTGATTTAGCAATTCATCATTAGATAACGTATTATATTTTTTCTCAATATCATTAACATTAACATCATCGTACATATTATGTAGTGCCATTTTTAACTGATTAGCAATATTTAATGAATCAACTATTACTTTTATTATTTTATACGGATTACCGTTTGACGCTGGTCGTCTATCTTCTAAATACCCTTTCCATTCTTCCCCAACAATTTTTGGTACTCTAATTGACGCTCCCCTATCTCCAATACCCCAACTGAATTTATCTATTGATTGAGTTTCATGTGTACCAGTTAATCTTAAATTATTATTAGACCCATAACTATCAATATGGGTTTTAGCTCTAGATTCAAAAGTATTAAAAATTGCTTTAAAATATTCTTGACCTCCAACTTCTCTCATAATTTCATTTGAAAAATTAGTATGTAATCCTGAACCATTCCAATCCCCAATTACTAAAGGTTTTGGGTGTAATTCAATTGCGTAACCACGTTTTTCGGCAAATTTTTCTAAAATGTATCTTGACATCCATAAATCATCACCGGCTTTTACTTTACCTTTTGAAAAAATTTGATACTCCCATTGACCTAAAGCTACCTCAGCATTAATCCCCTCAACACTAATACCTAACGATAAACAATACTCTAAATGTTCTTCAATTAATTCTCTACCCACCATTTGACCACCAACACCGCAATAATATTTACCTTGTGGGTCAACAACACCACCTCGGTCAAATCCTAAAATTTGTTTATGATGGCCAATACGAATAAAATATTCTTGTTCAAAACCAATCCAAATATTTTCATCTTCATCACCTAAATTTGACCTATCATTAGTTTCATGCGGTTTATCATCTTTATTTACTACCTCACAAAAAGCGTAAACGGTCTTAATGGTTGATTTAATAAAACTATGTGTGTACAATCTAACCGGTTTTAAATAACAATCCGATGAAAACCCTTCCGCTTGCATTGTTGAGCTACCATCAAACCCCCAAATAGGTACTTCATTAATATTATCAATCACATTATTAGTAATTTTAATTTTACTTCTTAAATTTGGTTCTGGTTTATATCCATCTAACCAAACATATTCAATTTTTGTGTACATAAATTAGTTTTTTTAAATTTACTTAATAATATTAGTTTTTATTAAATAATTCAAGAGAAATTAAAATTTTTAATTTTTCTTTTAAGTTTTTTTACTTTAACACCATTAAAATATTTTTTATGGATTTTATAAGATTTTTTATCTAAGAAGATAAGACAATCCGAATTAAATAATTTTTTTAATGAATTATTGTTAATAATTGAATAATTAAAAAGATATTCTTTATCAATAATTTTTTTTACAAGCCCCATTTTAATTTATTGTTACGGTTTCTATTTTTCTTAAAGTTTGAGTGACATAACCAATTACTTTTCTTTTAAAAATAGGTAATAAAGTTTCTTCCAACGGTAAAGAATCATTATTAGTTTTTAGATAAAACACAGGTAATAGGTTTTCTTTTTTTGTTTTATAATCTAAAGAAAATTTAATTAAGATTTTTGTAACTGTCAAATTTTTTTCACCAACATAAATTTGTTTAATTTGTGTTTTATTTTCATTTTTTATTTTTTTACTAACGTATTTCCAAACATATATTTGGTCGTCTTTTTCAAAATAAAAAAACCCAATTGGGCTTGAGGTATTTTTAAAATTTTTAACTACTTTTATTTGAATGGAATCATAAGCTATTGACCAAACAGCTTTAGCAATATTAAAATAATCAAAAAGTTTTGATTGACTACTACGTAATATTTTTTGATACTCCTCATATTCTTCACTTGTAAGTTGAGGTATGTTTTTTAATTTTAAATCTTTAAAAGTTAACTCTTCTAAATTATTTAAATAAAAATTTTTATTGGTGTATAAAATTTGATTTTTTGTTAATAAAGTTTGAATATTCCCCAAATGTAATGATAAATCAGTAAACATTGGATATATTTTTAATTCTTCTAAATTTTGATTAATTTTTTGAAAATAACTTAAAAGAATATACTCTTTTTGTTCTGCGTCTAAAATACCTTGGAACAACCAATCAGTATCCATTATAAAACCAGGCTTATTTTTATTTTTTTTTAACACATTAAAAATATAAACCTCCCTTAATTTAAAATGAATAGTTTATTGAAGTCTCATGATATAAAAAGTCATCGAATTTGAATCATATTGGATTGATTCACTATCGTAAGTGCCATCATATCCATTCATTATTCCCCAACCATCATCGTTAACATAACCTTGCGCTAAATCTGAAATACTAATAAAATCTTTGATGTCTAATTCAAATTCTTTTAATTTATCTACTCTATCATATTCAGCATCTTCAACCATTTGTT